TATAGACGGGCATATGATACGGATGGTAAACGCACCACAATCGCCAGTGAAGCGAATAAGGTATCAAAGAACCCGAATGTGTCCACTTACATCGAAGCGTTAAAGGCTCATAAAGAGGTGGAGGAATATCTTCTCCCTGCTCGTTTAAGGGCTCTAGCTATCCATAAGCTCTCCAACATGGCTCTCAATGATGATCTAAAGCCCACTGAACAACTGCGGGCTCTGGAGCTGGTGGGTAAGATGACTGAGGTGGCATTGTTTACTGAGAGACGGGAGCTGGTGCATACACTGGACTCAGCCAGTCTCAAGGCTAAGCTCATGGATGCGGTGCAGTTAGCCATAACGAATAGTAAATCCCTGAGAACTATTACTAAGAAGACTGCCGATGATCTACTCAAAGAGATACAAGGTAATGAAGAGTCGAGTCCAGTCGAGTATGTAGAGCTTGCAACTTCGGCTAAGGACATTGCACAGGCAGAAGCAGACACCGAAGCTGGGGATACTGGCACTGAATTGGCAGAATTTCGACCCCCACCGAGTGCCGCCACCCCTTTTTTGCCCGAGTCCGATGCTGGGCAATTGCATAGTATTTCACTCAAAGAATCACAAACAAATGGGGGGGAGGGGTCCCAAAATCCACAGTGGGTTGAAGTAGGCAGTGACTTACAAATGACCCCCATAGGTAAATCCATAGAAAATGGCAGGGGGGATATATGAAAAATTTTGAGGAATGGCAGGCAGACTTAAAAGATATCGTGGCAATGTATGATGCCAAGATACATCAATGTCAACTAGAGCTAGAAACGCTTATTGCAGTGCGGGATTCTTACGCTAGTTCTAGTTACCCTCCTACACAACTTTCAAGAAAAATGATGCAATATGAACCTGGCATGGAGGATTGCGGTAAATGACTCCTATACAAAAAGAAATCTATCTAGTAATAGAAGAATGGTGGGCTAGGTATGGCTTTGGTCCTACTATAGACGATATCATGCATATTACTGGAGATCGGGGACGAGGTAATGTAGCCCGTAAAATGCGTACCCTGATAGAGTTAGGTATCTGTAAAGGGGATACTAAGCGTACTAGGTCTATTCGTCCTGCCTATCTTAAGCTGAGAAATTTAAATGGATGATCTATTAGAGATTATTAAGCTTCTTCCTGAGGATGAACAAGCCCCACTGCTGCCGCTTGCAGCGGCTTATCAAGACTCACTAACCCGTGAAAGCGGGCAAATTGACTTTATGTCTTTTGTAAAAACCATGTGGCCTGGCTTTATTCACGGGCAACATCACGCTTTGATGGCTCAAAAATTCGAGGAGATTGCCAGTGGGAAAACCAAACGACTTATTATTAACATGCCTCCTCGTCATACTAAGTCTGAGTTTGCTTCTTATTTGCTTCCTGCCTGGTTCCTAGGTAAATACCCTGGCAAAAAGATTATTCAATGTTCCAACACGGCTGAACTTGCCGTAGGTTTTGGACGTAAGGTTCGTAACTTAGTAGATGGAGAAAATTATGCCAAAGTATTCCCTAATGTTGCTCTTAGATCGGATAGTAAAGCTGCTGGGCGTTGGAGTACTAATGCTAATGGGGAGTATTTTGCTATTGGTGTTGGCGGTACTGTTACTGGTAAAGGTGCTGATCTGCTCATTATTGATGACCCTCATTCCGAGCAGGAAGCAGCACTTGCATCAGGGGATCCTAGTGTTTTTGATAAGGTGTACGAATGGTACACTTCAGGTCCTCGCCAGCGTTTGCAGCCTGGAGGATCTATTGTAGTAGTGATGACCCGCTGGTCTAAGCGGGATTTAACGGGCAAAATCTGCCAAGCAATGATAGATCGGGACGGGGACGAATGGGAAATCATTAGTCTTCCAGCAATAAAACGTAATGAGAAACCTCTCTGGCCTGAGTTCTGGTCTTATGAAGAACTTTGTAAACTTCGCATAGAACTGCCGCTTTCCAAATGGCAGGCGCAGTATCAGCAAGATCCTACCTCAGAAGAAGGTGCGTTAGTTAAACGAGAATGGTGGCGGGTCTGGGAGCAAGAACGCCCACCGCAGTGTGACTATATTATTCAGTCTTGGGACACTGCCTTTACCAAATCAGAACGGGCTGACTACTCGGCATGTACCACTTGGGGAGTGTTTTATCTCAATGAAGATAAAAATGATGCCAATATTATTCTATTAGATGCCTTTAAAGAGCGTATGGAATTTCCAACTTTAAAGGAACGTGCCTACAATATGTACAAAGACTGGGAGCCAGATTCGTTCATTGTCGAGGCAAAAGCCTCTGGCGCTCCATTGATTTTTGAACTACGCAGGATGGGTATACCAGTGCAAGAGTTTACACCTACCCGTGGAAACGATAAAATATCCCGTGTAAATAGCGTATCAGACTTGTTTGCTTCTGGCAAGATCTGGGCACCTAAAAAAAGATGGGCAGAAGAAGTTGTAGAAGAGTTAGCTGCGTTTCCCAATTCAGACCACGATGACTTGGTAGACTCCACAACACAAGCATTACTGCGTTTTAGAAGAGGCGGGTTTATCACATTACAATCTGATGAACCAGACGAACCACAAGAATTTAGACGTAAAAAAGGTTATTACTAATGGACACTCAAAAGCTATTAGACAAAGCAGTAGCAGAATATCCGTTTATTAAACAGCATGACCCCATCGTTATTGCGGGGGATTCTGGAGAGGGCTATGCAGAAACTTGGCCTCCTTTTGAAGAAGGTGCTAATAATGATAGACCAGATGAGTTTCCAATACACAGAACTGGCATAGTAATTGGTAAGCCAGATGAATTTAGCCACCATGATTTAGCTGGAGAAGTATTACACGTTGATCCAATGTCTCACGCAGTTCGTGAAAACTTAATGAAATCTTGGACACCACACCAATTAACAGAATTAGAAAAACAATCCAAAGACTGGCAAATGACTTTGGACGAAGGAAGACCAGTTGATCATGCAATACGCAATGCAACAGATGCTGCTATTCGAGGACACATTTTGAATCAATGGCCTAAAGAAGCTGACGATAGATTAAAATATAGGCCAGAACAGATTGAATTATTGAACAATTTAAAAACTTATATGAAGAGCAAACCTTCTGAAATGCATTTAGGTGGTATAGCAATGCCACATTCATATTCTCACGGCAATTGGAAATTAATTTAAGGAACCCTATGTCAATTGAAAAAGCAATGTACGCAGCCCCACAGGGTTTACCCGACCTAGAAGGTCCAGATGTCGAAATCGAAATTGTCGATCCAGAAGAAGTAGACCTCAAAATTGGGGACATGGAAATTCAAATGGGCGGTGAAGATGAAGAAGACTTCAATGATAACTTGGCTGAATACATTCCTGAGTCTGTGCTATTGCAAATTGGTAGCGAGCTATTAGAAGACTTTCAAACCGACATTGACTCCCGTAGAGACTGGATTCAAACATATGTTGACGGCTTAGAACTCTTAGGATTAAAGATTGAAGAGCGTTCTGAACCTTGGGAAGGTGCTTGCGGAGTCTACCATCCTGTACTGGCTGAAGCCGTTATCAAGTTCCAATCAGAAACCATTATGGAGACTTTCCCAGCAGCTGGTCCAGTAAAGGGCGAGATCGTTGGAAAGGAAACTCAAGACAAGAAAGATGCCTGTGAGCGTGTTGTAGAAGACATGAATCACGAATTAACAGACGTGATGCAAGAGTTTCGCCCAGAACACGAGCGTATGCTGTGGGGCGTGGGATTATCAGGTAACGGTTTTAAGAAGGTTTACGTTGACCCAGCATTAGACCGCCAAGTTTCTATGTATGTTCCAGCAGAAGACTTGGTTGTGCCGTACGGATCAGCCAGTTTAGAGGCGGCAGAGCGTATCACCCATGTGATGCGTAAAACAGAAAATGAATTACAAAGATTGATGTATGAGGGTTTCTACCGAGATATTGACCTTGGCAGCCCTGATAACGTGCTAGATGAGATTGAAAAGAAAATTGCCGAGAAGCTAGGCTTTAGAGCAACCACAGATGACCGCTTCAAAGTATTGGAGATGCATTGCCATCTGGATTTAGAGGGGTTTGAGCATACAGACAAAGACGGTGAGCCAACAGGCATAGCCTTGCCGTATGTTGTAACCATTGAAAAATCTAACGGGGCTATATTGGCTATCCGTAGAAACTGGGATCCAGATGATAAAACACATCAAAAACGTCAGCATTTTGTTCATTACGGCTATATCCCTGGCTTTGGCTTCTACCATTTTGGTCTTATTCATCTTATCGGGGCTTTTGCTAAATCAGGTACTTCCATACTCCGTCAACTCGTTGATGCTGGGTCGCTGTCCAACCTTCCTGGAGGTTTTAAAACCCGTGGGTTGCGGGTCAAGGGAGACGATACACCGATAGCACCAGGAGAATTTAGAGACGTAGACGTTCCATCTGGCACGATGAAAGATAACATCATGCCTTTGCCGTACAAGGAACCTAGCCAAACATTGATGACACTCTTAAATCAGATTGTAGAAGAAGGTCGTAGGTTTGCTTCTTCTGGAGATTTAAAAGCATCTGACATGTCCAGCCAAGCGCCAGTAGGCACAACACTGGCTATTTTAGAGCGCACTTTAAAAGTCATGTCGGCTATTCAAGCCCGTATTCATTACTCTATGAAGCAAGAATTTAGACTTCTAAAGAAAATTATTGCTGACTACGCTCCAGAAGATTACAGCTACGAACCTGTTAGCGGTAACCGTAAAGCCCGCAAATCAGATTACGATATGGTTAATATCATTCCCGTATCAGATCCTAATGCGGCAACCATGAGCCAAAAGGTTGTTCAATATCAAGCGGCTTTGCAGTTATCGCAGACAGCCCCACAGCTGTATAACTTGCCATACTTGCATCGCCAGATGTTAGAAGTCATTGGTATTAAAAATTTAGAGAAGATGTTACCAATGCCAGAGGATATGAAACCTACAGATCCTGTATCTGAAAACGTCAACGCCCTAAAAAATAAACCGTTAAAAGCTTTCTTAGGGCAAGACCACCAAGGACATATTGCTATTCACATGGCAGCCATGAATGATCCAAAAATTAAAAAAATGATTGGTCAAAACCCACAAGCTCCAATGATTATGCAAGCCTTGCAAGCCCACGTTACCGAGCACGTTGGATTAGAATACATGCGCCAAATGCAATTGGCTACTGGTATCAACATTCCTTATAACGATGAAGATGACTCAGATCACCGCATGACACCAGACCAAGAGATGCAAATTGTCAGGTTGGCTGTGCCAGCTGCTCAAAATCTGTTACAGCAAAATCAAACTGCTGTTGCAGCGCAGCAAGCACAACAGGCAGCGCAAGATCCAATTGTGCAGATGCAGATGAAAGAGTTGCAGCTCAAAGCACAAGAAATTGACATCAAACAGAAGAAGATGGCAATGGATGCAGCTGGTAAAGCAGACCAAATTGAGATTGAAAAAATGCGAATTTCAGCTCAAAAGGAAATTGCAGGCATGCAAATTGGCGCTAAAACTGCTGCTGATAAAGCACAACTCAATGCTAAGCAACAACTAGAAGGCATGAAACTAGGCAATCAAATTGGCAATTCAAAAGCCCAACTGAACCAGCAAAAACAAAGTCAAAAACTGCAAGTAATTGCTGATTTATATAAAACTGAGCAACAAAACAAAACTCCAAAAAAGGAAAATAAATGAAAGAAAAAATACTAGACCATCTCCTCAAACAGGTAGATGGGAAGGTTAGAGACTTGGAAGAGTCTCTCGGTACTGGTGTAGCCAAAGACTATGCCGATTACCAAAGAACGTGTGGACAAATAACGGGTCTTTTGTCTGTGCGGATGTATATGACTGACCTTAAAAAGAACTTGGAGAATTTTGATGAGTGAAATACTAATCGGCTCAAACCCCGATGATGTAAACGCAACAACAGTACTGCCTCAAACAGCAGAAGAAAAAGCAAAACAACTGCCAATGCCACAAGGATATCGTATGCTTGTTGGTATTCCTGATGCCGAAAAAGAACATGCAGGCGGGATCCTTAAAGCGGACTCTACTTTGCAGATGGAAGAAGTACTTTCTACCGTCTTTTTTGTAATCAAAATGGGTCCAGATTGTTATCAAGACGAAAAAAGGTTCCCAAATGGACCTTGGTGCCAAGAAGGTGACTTCATTTTGGCTCGTCCTAACACTGGTACACGTCTAAAGATTCATGGACGTGAGTTCCGTTTAATTAATGATGATTCTGTCGAGGCTGTAGTTGAAGATCCTCGTGGAATTACTCGTGCTTAAGGAGAATAACATGGCAGAATTTGACAAACAAGACTTCTCTTTCTTAGAAGATGACTCAAAAACCCCAGAAGATGTAGAAATTGAGGTAGTTGATGACACTCCAGAGGAAGACCGCATTAATGCAGCACCGCTTCCTAAGGATATTGTCGAAGAAATTGACAATGATGACCTAGAATCATACTCAAAAGAGGCAAAACAACGCCTTTTGCAGATGAAAAAGCTTATTAACGATGAACGTAGAGCCAAAGAAGCTGCTTTGCGTGAAAACGAAGAGGCTATTCGGGTAGCAAACACCATTATCAACGAAAACAAAGCCTTAAAAGGGCGTTTATCTGATGGCGAAAAGGTTTATGTATCAACCGCTAAAGAAAAAATTGCTTCTGATTTAGATCAAGCAAGACGTTCATACAAAGAAGCTTATGATTCTGGCGATGCAGAGCGTTTAGTGGAAGCTCAAGAGCGTTTAACTGAAATTAAGTTTAAATCTCAAGAGATGGAAAGATATAAACCACAATATGACGAAAATGCTTTACAATCGCAAAATGAGGTTCAAATACCTCAAAACCAACCAACACGTTTGGACTCAAAAACCCAAGCATGGCTTGATAAAAACAAGTGGTATGGTCAAGATGAAGATATGAGCTTTCTCGCTATGGGTATTCATAAGCGTCTAGAGAGAGATGGTGTCCCGACAGGCTCCGATCACTACTGGAACTCAATTGATACCGAGATGAGGAAACGATTCCCAGAAAAATTTGGGGAGGTAGAGTCCAAACCCTCTACTACAACTCGCAAAAGCACGGTGGTTGCCCCTGCGACACGTTCTACATCCTCCAAAAAGATCACATTGAACACACGTCAAATGGAACTGGCTAAGAAATTCAAAATTACGCCAGAGCAATATTACAACGAACTAGTTAAAACGGAGTCCCAAAATGGCTGAAAATAATCGTACCCCCCGTGAAGTAGCAACAAGGACGCAATTCGAGCGACCAAAAGCTTGGACGTTACCAGAATTGTTACCTGAACCAGATAAACAAGCAGGTTTTGCTTATCGTTGGGTTAGGGTTTCGATGCTAAACAATGCGGATCCCCGCAATCTTTCAGCAAAACTGAGAGAAGGATGGGAACCAGTCCGTGTCGAAGAGCAACCGAAATATGGAATGTTAACCGATCCAGATAGTCGTTATAAAGACAATATCGAAATCGGTGGTTTATTGTTATGCAAGATACCTGAAGAGTTTGTAAAAGCTCGATTCGATTATGAGGCGAATCAAACTCAGCAAAATGCAGAAGCAGTAGACAATAGTTTTATGAGACAAAGCGACACTCGTATGCCTCTCTTCCAGGAGAGAAAGTCTACAGTGAGTTTTGGAAAAGGTTCTTAATTAATTTAGGAGATTTAATATGGCTTATCCTACAGTTTCGGCCCCTTACGGCCTAAAGCCAGTTAACCTTATTGGTGGTCGTGTATATGCGGGTTCTACTCGTATGTTCCCAATCACTAACGGTTATAGCACCAGCATGTACAACGGTGACGTTGTTCAAATTGGTACTAGTGCAAACATTGGTAACTTAATTGCTTCAACATTGGCTTACAATGCTTCTTCTGCTGTTGCTGGAACAATCGGTGTATTTGTTGGTGCCGAATATTCTACAACTGGTGGTCCAATCTACGGTAAAAACCGCTATCAATT